GAAAAGACAGGGGGGGTCGCCTTGTGGCTAAAAAAACGGCCTCCTTTCGCGCTATTACACGATTTGCACATGCTTTGTAAGTTGTCGGTTGCCCACATGCTGCCGCCTTTTACGCGAGGTATTATGTGATCGACAGTATGCGCTGGCTTGTGGCATATAACACACTCCCAGCCATCTCGGTCAAGTATGGTAATGCGCAGCTTCTTCCATTTACCGCTACCTATTGCACGTTCGCTCAATGCCATCCCTTTGTCTTGTAATGTTCTAATGCTTTACACATAGAACCATAACGTACTAAATTGTATTTGATTCCCCAATCAATTTGTTTAGTACCAGTAGCAGTAGCCAAGTACTTAGACTTACCCTGTGGTATGCCATAGTGTGAACCATTACGTGCCTTTGGGTTAAACCTGCTTTCAGCTGTGTATAAATCTATTAAGCAATATGCTTCTTCAAAATCGTTTAATTGTATGAGTATGTACTGCTTATAATGTGTTGGTTTGTAATGATCTTTAGCCAGGGAATAATCTTTTGAAAAGCAAACTGTAAATGCAATTACACAGAGCGCCAGCCAAACTCTGCGCCTCCCGAGCCTAGCCTTTGGCGGCTCAGCTTTTCGATTTAAGATCGAACGCTTTTTGAGGGTAGCATCAATGTCAATAGCCATTAGCATAACCGCAGGTCAGACGGCGTGGCGAGTAACTGTAAACCAAGGTACTTTGTAAATGCTGGTGGTATTGCTTCAACCAACTCAGTCCATATTGCCCACGGCATACCCATAGCATCCTGCGCTTCCTTAATAGTATTAGCAACTTGACCACCATAAACATATTTACCTGTTACTTTGTTTCGGCCTTGTGGCTGGTCACCTAATGCACCATATACACCTATTGGTTTACCTTGCAGTTTATGGTCACATATTGACCCTTGCAATTTCATATTACTTTCAAACAACCTATGCCTGCGCACCTTTAGCCCAAAAGATGATCCACATAATTGTATAGGGTTGATTAACGGGCTACCTGGGACATTTTCAATTACGTAGGGCTTACCAGATGCTATAAGTGCAGCCCTAGTTTCAGGTATTAAATCAAGCTTGCTGGTTGAGTTGCCTTGGGCATTACGTAAATGCTTGGTAATGCTATGTGTTTGGCAAGGTGGGGAAGCATGTATTACATCAAATTGGCTAACAAACTGTGAGTCTTTTAGCACGTCTAATGCGTCTGCCCTGATGTATGTGAATGGGTAACGCTTGCCATGCTTTAAATCTACGCCATACACCGTAAAACCTGCCTCTGCATAGCCCACAGATGCACCACCAACACCACAAAACAAATCTAATAGTTTCATATAAGTACACCTTGTGCAGCCCTATTGGCAATAACCTCGCAATATTCTATGTTTAACTCGTAGCCAATAACCTTGCGCCCTAACTGCTTAGCAGCTATAAGTGTGCCACCAATACCAGCAAAGGGATCAATAATTACACCTTCTGGTGCAGCCCCTACAATCATGGCCATTAAACTAGGCGGCTTAGCGTGTGGGTGTAGTTTTGTTAAATGCAATTCTTTAGATACACGTATAACACTAAAGCCATTACCTATTTGTCCGTATTTGTACACATATAACAATTCATGCTGGTAACGTACTTTACCGCCCATCCCTGCAACGGCTTTATCCCATATTAACTGGTGATCCCAAGTAAAACTAGGGCTGGGCATTTTGCCACTAGCAAACATGGCATAAGGTTTATCGCCCCACAGCTGCAAAGCTTCATCTCTAACCCTGGTATCTAAATCGTTTGCTATTTCCCTACCCTCACGGCCATAGCCTGTCTGCCCAGTGCCGTAAGGTGGGTCAGTAACCATTGTATCTGCTTGGTTAGCCCAGTCAGTATTTGCTAAACAATCAGCATTATAAAGCGTTATGAAATCATCTTCGTAATAAGGCTTCATCTTGCCTCAATCAATGCGCAAGTATGGCAACCAATATTTAGAAATTGCCAGCCACCACACTTGGCACACCTATCAATACTACTGTCGGGTATATGTAATGCCTCGGCTATGTTTTTAACGCCAACGCAACCACACTCCATGCACTGGTACGCTTTAAAACCTTCTGGCGTATCTAGCTGCTCTAACCACAAAAACTCGGTTTTGCCTTTACAGCCATTACATTTAAATTGTGCATGCATGTGTTAAGATCCCCATTCTTATTGCCTACAGTGGCACTGAGTACATACTAAGAAATTACCTGAATGTATTAGCCTGTCGTCATTACAAGCTACACAACGCTCGGTACTAGGGTTTAGGCTTTCATTATCATTTTCCATGCGTAATGTAAAGCCTGACCCATTTAGTACTTCAACATATCCCATTTATTCACCCCCTTTACCTGGCTCTGCATCATCGGGCCAAAACCATGTGCCTGCAGATGTGAGTTTTGCCCATTTAGCATCACATTGATCGCCTTTAGGTGCGCTGCATACATAACCTGCATACGGTTTATTCGTTGCTTTGGCAATACCTTCTTTTTTTACCATATCACCATGCCTACAAGTAAACCCAACAGCAGGTACTTCACTAATTTGACTAATGCTGTCGCCAATAGACCAAGCAACAGGAACAGGCTCGTTAGGACTATCTTTAAGTTGTGTGTCAGTAAGATGTAACGCATACTCCATCGCAGCCGACTTAGATCCTGGTCTGCCATATTTAGGTGTAAATTGTTTTTCATTTACGGACGCCATTTCTTCTCTGCTTGGACGTTTACCTTTAGCTGAGAGACCCGCATTTGAAATCGCCCTACCAATTGCGCTTGTTTCGCAGTTAGGAAGAGCAAAATTCGCATTAACGCCACGATCACTAACAGTCTCACTCGCAATTCCAGTAGCGTACGGTTTGAGATCGACTTCCGTTCTGAATAGCTTACAAATAACAATGAATCTAGTGTTTGAGGCCTCGATAACTTCTGTTTCCAATCTTCCATCTGGGAACTCCTTCCACCATTTGTGTAATCTTTCATCGACCGTTTCATATTGACTTAGATCAAACGCCATTAGTCCTTCCAATCGTCTTTGTTATCGACTTCCGCATCGTAAACTGTTTTATAAAGTGCGGTGTATGCTGCGATGTCGACAAGGCTGTCGAGGTGACCAGGTGATTCTTGTAACCTACTGATCTTCTGTAAGATATTGATAATACAGATGTCGTGCGGCATGAGTGGGTAATCAATATACGAACTGACCAGCTTTGAAATCCGCTCCATGTTGTGAATTGGATGTCCGTAAACTGTGCCTCGCTCGTGGATGAGTTTCGTAGCTGCTGCAAAAAACGCCTCAGTTGTTGTCGGCATTAGTTTTGCTATCCGTAAGTCTGCGGTGCATGTCGTAGCCATCTTTTCTGCCACGCCAGTACCCAGCCTGAAATGCATTATCTTTAATTGTTGAGTAAACGCCCCATGCAATTAAATAACCTAACACGCTATAAAGCACTATCCAAGGTGCAGTTGTCTCAATCATGCGTTCACCGCCATGTGCTGATTTTGTAACCAACATGGGCTTACATAATTAGTTAGCAATACCCAGCCACCAGCATCATCACTATGCGATTCTGACAAGCCACGTGTGCCACCTACGCCATTTAAAAAAGCTTGTGCAATTTTAAGCGATGCATAATCATCAAACCAGTATGCATACTTCCATGTAAACACAGGCATTGGATCGAAGCGATCTGCTTGCTTTTCCCAATCTTGCCCACGCCACTGCATTGAATTAACCCATAAACGCTCAAAATCTGTAGCGTTAATTTGTATCTCGATCTTCATATAGCCCTAACTATGCCTACATATTTTGCGGCATAGCTGTAGTGTTGCATCTGTGTACGACTTTGTGGATGATTTTGGGGCGTATTTGTATAACGATTAGGTAACGATATTACCCGTAGTATCGCCCAAGTGCTGTAAATGAGCCATCCTTTGAAATAGGCACTAACGTGGGTGTTAGCGTCTTTCCTACGGCTTCTAGTATAGCAATACCCATCTGCCAATTCGCGCTTCCATAGCGGATATAAGAGGCTTTTTTCCGATCCATTAGATTACCTACCTCAACACCATATAAAGGCCTGTAATGGCTTCCTATGGCTTCTGTGTAGGCACTCATGCCCAGCCTGTGGCTATGTCCTGCTATGACCGATTTGCCCCATTTTTTGGCTAAATTGAGCGCAGTGATTCCAGCGTGCTGGCTCATGCTTCCTTCATCGCCATGGGCTAATACCCACCCTGGGTGAAATTCATAAGCTGTTTTGTGGTAATCAATGCCCATGCTGGCAAAGTCCATAAACTTAGGGTACTGCAACTCTGGTAAACCTATTAAGCCAGGTGCTTTTAATAAAGTGCTATAAAGCCGATCAGTATGGTTAGATCTTATAACAGATGCTTTTTTGCTGTACTCAGTAAGATCCCATAAAATGTCTTGGCAAGCTGCACGATCTTCATTAAGAGTTTGGCTATAAGCCAAAGGTGTGCCCTCGGACCATTTACTAATTGTCTGGAAATCAATTTCATCCCCGACACATAAAACCTCATCAAACTTTTCGCGTCTTGCAAGCTTAATGACGTTTTTAACTGCCTGCTCATGATGGTAAGGAATCTGGAGATCTGAAATTACTAGCCAACGCTTAATCTTCACCCTCTTCTGTAGGATCTATACTAGGTATGATGCCGCCATCACCTATTACCCAGTCGGGCATGGTTGCCCTGTCGCTTACAAAATATAAAGCACAGCTTTCGTTGAAACCTGCCTTTTTCGCAGCCTTGTAGATCTCGTTCATAGCGATATAGTGCTGTTCTAGCTTAGATAATGGGTCAGGTGATTTACGCACCACACGCCTATTTATCTTTTTGCGCTTGCGCCTTGTATCTGCCATGTGATTATTGTCGCTTAACTATTAAAGAATACAGATCATCAACACGCTGTTCTAACCGAGTTAATTGATCCTTCATACTCGAGCCAGAATTGGGTTTCAGTTCTTGTAAATAAGACTTAATAACCCATCGCAGAGCCACTAATAAACTTGTACATACTGCGCATACGCCAACGGCTAATGCAACCCACTCGCCTGGTGTCATGCTTCATCTGCACCGAGGCCATAAGCACTGTCGGATTTATCTAAAGCCCTAGCTGCTGGTCCTGCTAATGCTGCAACAATTACAGACACTGCTGGATCTAAACCTAATTCATTACTAGCTAAGAATGTCAAAAACGACACCAATACGCCACGTGCGTAGGATTTAAGTATTGCTTTCTGCTTCTTGCTTATCTTCATATTTTGCCTCCTAGTAGTGGTATATTAAACGGCTTGCTATCTTTATCGCCTAACTTTGTGAAGCTGATATGAATGTGCTTTTTGTGTGGATTAATGCCTCTATATTTACGCCATTTCCAATTTAATATCTTTGAACATATCCGCCCGTCATAGATGACGTATGATAAACGTGGATCTGACTTGGCTGCGATTCTGATCTGGTCAGCCAGATAAGGTGCGAGGCTGTTGGATGACTCCAACCGAGAATTAATATCAAGACCTCTGACAATTCCCGATGCGCTCCAGTCTGGATTATGATCCGATTTTCTGGCGGAGTGGCGACTATCGCCCAGCCATCCTTCTGGACTTTTAACACACCTATCCTGAAACCACGTATCAACTTGATCTCGTAGCTGTACGCCAGCTGCACATAACCATGGTTTCATTTGCCACACTTCCTCAAGATTGTGCTATAAACCTAAAGCCTTTAAATCATCAGTAGTTAAACCAAGGGCGGCAAGTTTGTTTTCGGCTGCTGCTTTGGCTTGCGCCTTGGCTTGCGCCTTGGCTTCGGCTTCGGCTTTTTCTTTTGCAGAATTTTCTTGATCTTTTTCATATTGCTTAAACTCAGCAGTATTCATTTCGCGATCAATAAATTCGCCATCACCTTGATAAATTCTAACTGTTGGTTTAGACATTATTTTACTCCGTAAATTAGTGCTTCGCCTGATGTAAAATTACCCGTGTTTGGGTAAAAAGTTATTGTCGTTATTGCTGAGGTTGAGTCGTAAAAATTTGCGTAACGATTCATTTGGAAAGTTGCGGTAGAAAAATTGTTAAATATGCCATAACTTAATACTAGTTTAACAGTAGTTGTGTTGGCATAATCTGGAATAAAGGCTTGTAATAGACCAGTAGCCGTGGTGTTATCTTGAACATCACCAAATATTCCTTTATCACTATTACTAGGAACTTGGTCTTCATTATTACCTGTTACAACTTCATAATTAGTTCCAGTATCAGAATTTAATCTAAAATTTAATCTACTATCGCTTGCAGGTTTGAAATTGCGAACAATAATTTCTAAGTTTTTATATGTGCCAGCAATTGATGAACTTGTTACACTTGCACCTGAAAATGTTAAGGTTTCTAATAAAGTCATACCACCACCACCAGCAGGTGCTGCCCATGTTGGTACTCCACCAGCTACAGTAAGCACATTTCCAGTGCTACCAATTCCTAATCTTGCTGGTGTAGATCCGCTTGAAGAATAAATTGTGTCGCCTGTAGTGGTCATTGGGTTAGTCATGCCCGTTGTATCTAAGTTAGCCCAAGCACTGCCAGTGTAATATGTTGTTACATTTGTATCTTTAAGATAAGCAAAGTTACCTTCTTGTGGTGAGGTTACAGCTGCATCTCTAGCAGCGGCACTGGCAAATACCCAGACACCTTGCATTAAATAGCCATCTACATCGGCTGCGGTTAATACCTCGCCTGTAGTAAAATCCTTAAAACCTAATCCTGCTGCCATTTGTACTCCCTAGTAACTTAGGACATTATAGTCTAAAGTGCCATAAATCGTATCATTTAGGATGAAAGAATCTAACACAGGCTCTAATGTCGTGAACGTGGTTTTCCAACTATTCGGTGTGATAGTCATTTTTACACCAAAAATCTGTAATGTTTTCTCTAGGGTAGATCCGCCTGGCTGGGTAGTAATTACCTTTATTGGATCAAAAAAGTCTAGGTCTAGGGCTGCAATAATGCCTGTGTTGTAATTGTTTGTGTATAAATCTAGGACTATTGAGTCCACTCGTATAGTTGTCTCGGCTCTACTAGCAACATAGGCCTGTGCGTAATCTAGGGCTACTGCATCAGTCTGCATAAGTAAGTTGTCTAAGAAGTAGCTGTGTAAGAAGTATTTATCTATGCTTGCTTGATTTAAGGCTACCTGGGCTGTGCCACCAGTTCTAGTAATAGTGGCTTTATTAAATATAAGCACATCATTTAGTATCCAACTAGCATCAAAGTAATCTATACCTGTGCCATTATCTGCAAAGACTGTAGGTGTGCCGCCAATAGATCCAGCTGTAACGTCTCTATCTTGAAATACAAATGAGCCAGACGCATTGACATACAACGCGCCATACTCGGAAGTCGCTACAGTAGTTAAAGCTTGCAGTGCTGTGCGGTTAGTGCCTGGGTCTGCTTGCATAGTAGTAAGACCTGCATCCACGTCACGCATAGTCGCTGGCCATGAGATTTGATCTAGTATTTCGTTAATACGTGTGCCTGATAAGTCGCCTGCAATAGCACCTGTAACTGTGCTGATCTGTGCTACTTGCGCTAATCTAAACGCATCTACAGCTTGCATGGTTGTCATGGCTAAATCTTCACCAGACTCATCTGGATATGTAGTTACATAACTTGTTATGAATCCTGAAAATATAGGATAGGTAACATTTCCGTAAGTTGCAGTAATCTGCACCTTCTTCATAGGTGTTAATAAATTATAATACGGGCCAGTAACATTTTGCGGATTAAAGTCGCCATTTTGATCTACGATGCGTAAAGTAAGTGAGCCTGTTTGGAATTGATCTGATAATGCAGTACGGCCTCGGTTAGTCTCTATGCGGTTAACTTGATTAGACACATCCACAATTACAGCTGCGCTATCGGCTAGTACGTTTGTATCTAATATGCCTGTATCTAATATCATGGCTTGGGCAAAACTAGGCCCAGTGCTAAAATTAATTACAGCATTTATTACTGGTAAGGTCATACAAAGAATCCAGCAGGTACTGTTGAGTAACCTGATCTAGTTGCCACCTGTATGCTTTCTGCTATAGCCTGACTCAACTTGTCACTGCCGCCATCTATAGTAAGTCTAATGTCCATAGGTTCTTGACTTGAAGTGCGTTGTGTGCCACCCATGCCAAAGCCTGCTAAATAATCACTAATGCGAGAGTTTAATTCTCTAGTGCTTGTGATGGCTTCTGCTACCTGTGGGGCTGTGTAAACATTGCCAGTTGTAGGTGATTGAAAAGTTTGCCCTGAAGTTGTAGGTGCTGCAGGTACTGTAAAATTAAACTTAGCCAAAGTCGCAGCGATACGTGCATTTAACTCACGTATAGTAGATAAAGCCATATCTTCTATGTAACTATCTATTTTAGATGATAATGTTTTAACTTTGAATATGGCGAAATCTTCCAAAGTCATACCTGCTAATTTGGCTTGTTCTGCAAGTTTTCTTAATGCCTCAGTTGCTTCTAATTCTGCTATTAACTTTTTAGCCAAAGCTTCGTTATTGTCTAGGATTGCTAACTGTGATCTTAGGCGTAACTTAGTCTCTTCATCGGTAGCATTGTTTAGGGCTGCATTTATGCCTATGCGCTCTAGGTCAAACTTCTTTTTTAATTCTTCTACGTTTTTATTTTCAATAGCGTTCTTTTTGTTGAGTAATGCTAGTTCGTCTTTCTTGGCTTTTAATAATTTGAGTTGAGTGCCGATTTCTGCAACAGATGGTCTGGCGACTGTGTTAAATTGTGAGGGGGTATTTTCTCTACCAACCGTTCTTAAACCTTGTATAGCCCGTAAGGCTGGTCCAACATACGGTAAATTTTTAAGAATCTCTGCATCAACACCTGGCACATTACCGATTAGTTTTAGCTTGCTAATAATTACGCTTAAGCCAGTAATTACTTCACTTGTAGCTGTCGCAAAATTTTCCATACTCTTCGTTGCGCTTGCAATACTGTTATCATCGCCTAGCCGTGTTAAAGCATCTAATAAACTTTTACCTATAATTTCCTGTGCGTCAGCTGATGCTGCAGTTAATAAATCCATCTTTCCAGCATAGGTATCTAATCTGGCTGCTGACTGACCTGCAAACTTTTTATTAAGTTCAGCCATGATTTTATCCATGTCGCCAGTCTTTAATAATGCTTTATTTAAACCAGCACCTAATCTACTTAAACCTGTAGTATTACCTGCATATCCACGTGATAGGGCTGAGGTAACCTCGGTTAATGATTTACCTGTTGCCGCGCTTACATTTAGTGCAGTATTTAATGCATCCTGGCTTGTGGTAAGTGATCCTGTTACTGTTAATAATTGCTGAAATGCTGGTCGTAATTGATCGTCTAATACACCTGTAGTTTTTTGCAGATCGGCAATATACATTTCTACTGCTGGACCGCTAAATTGGTAACCAGTGTTTTTTAATTGTTGTTCTAAAGACTTGGCGGCCTTCTCATCTGCCATAAATGCTTTTACTGCTTCTTTACCAAACCTAGTTATTGCTCTAACTGAAAATGCTGCGGCAAGTGTCCCGCCTAATTTTTTAACTTGCTTATCAAATACGCCTACATCTTGCTTAGCCTTTTTAAGAGCCTTACCATTCCAAGTTGCCGAAGCTGCTACAAATATATTGGCCACTATGCCACCTTCTTAATTTCAGTTTTGCGTGTAAACTCTACAGCTGTTTTATCTACAGCCTTTAATATCGCTTCATAAACTTTTACATTATCTTGCGCCCAAGCTTTGTAGATTAAACGGCCTTGCATTTTTCGACCAGTTGCCCCACGTGCGCCTGGCACTCTTTTAGGCTTTGTTACTGGCTCTAAAGCACCAATAAATTGCTGGCTAGCAAATGGGTTATTTGAATCATAAAAATCTAAAGCTTGGCTTTTTGCAGATCTTCTAACGTAAGTGCCGCTACCTTCATGTCTAAATGTAAATGGCGCTCTGCCTTGTGGGTTTAATCTTCCTGCGGTTTCATAAATAGAACCAGCCCTGCTTACGTTGTAAACATATTGGCTTACTTGCCAGCCATTCTTTGTGGCTACATTTTTACCTGGGTTATATCCAATACCAGCTTTAACTACACTGCCATCATACTTTGGGAATGGTCGTTCGATAGC